GAAAAGTTGGCAAGCAAGCGTAAAATGGATCGTATGACAAAAGCAGTCGTAGATGGTAAAGACCCAGGTCCAGATTGGTATGAAGGTAAAGAAGATGAAGATATGCCCTTCTAAACCTATCACGGTTTTTCGCACTAGTTTACATCCAAGTTTATATGGATTTACTAAAAAAAGAGCATTGGAAGATGCAAAAAGTGAAGCCAATATATTATGGCATCAATTTAGCACAAATTATAAATGGGTATGGGAGAATGCCATTAAGGACACCGTAACTTTCCATGCCCATTTTGATATTGCATCACTTGAATATCGTGTAGCCGTTACCGCAAAATTTGAACCAGAAGACTTAACTTACTATCTCATGGCATTTGAAGTAGCGTAAATAACGGTATGATAGTTCATCGTTTCCGTATGGGTGATGTAGAAGATGCCCAACTCTATGCTGCTGGTCCTATAATAGAATGGCAAAAGAGTGAGGCTGGTGCGTGGGTAATGGAACACGCACTGCAAACTCCACTATTCAGAACAAACATAAACAGTCCTGATGGTTATATTGGTTATGTAGTAACTATTGAAGCAGATTTTACACCAGAAGATGAAGTTTATTTTCATCTTCGTTGGGGCGATGAACTTATCAGCCATCGCCGTGATTGGGATACTCGTTAGTCATAAATATTTGTATGGCAACCTTACAAGAACTTAAAACCGAAGTATTTGATTATGTGCGATACAGTCTTGGCGACGGTATGGTAGATGTTGAACTTGATCCTATTCATTTTGAAACATCATTATCACAGTCTCTAATACGCTATCGTCAACGCAGCGCAAATAGTGTTGAAGAAAGCTATTCATTTTTAGAACTACTGCATGATACCAATACCTATACGCTGCCACAAGAAGTTATAAGCGTTCGTAACGTATACAAGCGTAATATTGGTGCTAACAGCGGCACAAGTTCGCAGTATGAGCCATTTGAAGCAGGTTTCGTAAACTTCTATATGATCCAAAGTGGTCGTGTTGGTGGTTTATCAACCTACTATCTTTATAGTGCTTTTCTTAAAGAAGCAGCAAAGATGTTTGGTGGTTTCTTAAATTATCAGTTTAATACTACTACAAAAGAAATTACAATTATGCGCCGTCCACGTAGTGATAAAGAAACTATTCTGCTATGGACTGAAAATTATAAGCCAGATATCATTCTTCTTCAAGATATCTATAGCAAGCCATGGTTACGTGAATATACGCTTGCTCGTTGTATGCTAATGCTTGGGGAAGCACGTAGTAAGTTTGCTACGTTACCTGGTCCACAAGGTGGCAGTTCACTAAATGGAACTGACTTGCTTACACGTGGTCAAGCCAAGATTGATGCACTTGAATTAGAATTAACAAATTATATGGCTGGTGAAACTCCAATGTGGTTTGTTATCGGATAATATTTGACATTTCCTTAATTCTTTGATAAAGTAAAATCATGAAAATTATTGGTGTATGCGGTCTTATCGGTGGTGGCAAAGGAACCGTTGCGGATATCCTTGTTAAAGAGCATGGCTTTCAAAAAGTAAGTTTTGCTGACAGTCTTAAGGATATGATTGCCGCCGTATTTGGGTGGCCTCGTCATTTGCTTGAAGGTGATACAGCAGAAAGCCGTGAATGGCGTGAACAGCGTGATGATTGGTGGGCAGAACGTTTAAATTTGCCTTGGCTTACGCCTCGTTGGGTTCTACAATTTTGGGGAACCGATGTTTGCCGTGAAAATTTCCATGAAGATATTTGGATTGCAAGTTTAGAAAATAAACTTAGAAAAGTTGTTAATGGTTCATTTGAATACAGCAACATTGTTATTCCAGACACACGTTTCCCCAATGAAATCAACCTAATTCGTCGTCTTGGTGGAGAAGTATGGGCAGTCCAACGTGGTGATTATCCTGACTGGATGGTAAATCTTCTTAAACACGGCGAAGAACCACTTGACATTCATTCAAGTGAGTGGTCGTGGGTCAATGCAAATATGAACCACGTTATCAAAAATGATGGAACTATTGAAGATTTACAAACTGCTGTTACAAATTTGTTATAATATCCATACTTAACCTTTTAAAAACACCCATTTTAATCTATTCCGCTAAATATTAGCAACACCTTAAAGGAATAGACCCTATGGCAACTCTCGTATCTCCTGGCGTATCAGTAACAGTAATTGATGAAAGCAATTACGCACCAACTGGTCCTGGCACAGTCCCTTTTATTCTACTTGCTACAGCACAAGACAAGAATAGCACTGCCGGTGGCATTGCAACTTATACTACTAGTAGCACAGTAAACACACTTCAATTGGTTTCAAGCCAAAAAGAATTACTAAGCAACTATGGCTTGCCAATCTTCCCTACTGATGCAAGCGGAAACCGTCTATTTGGTAGTGAACTTGCTGAATACGGTTTGATGGCTGCTCACAGTACACTTGGTATTACCAATCAGGCATATATTCTTCGTGCCAATGTAAACCTTGGTCAGTTGAGTGGCAGCAGCAACCGTCCATATGCTGATCCTACTGGTGGAACACAATGGCTTGATACTGCAACTACTAGTTGGGGTATTTTCCAATGGGACGCTACGAATCAAGTATTCAATTCACAAACTCCTCTTGTTATTACAAGCACAACACAACTTACTGGTGGTGTTCCTTATAGCAATGTTGGAACTGTTGGAACATATGCTGTTGTTGCAACTGATGTTAAGAACCCAATTTATCAGAAGATGTATGATAATTCTTGGCAGACAATCGGTAGTAATGCATGGATGGCAAGAACACCAACTATTGTTGGTAATTCACAGGCAACTACTCTTACACTAACAAATGCTATTAGTCTTAACGGAACAACTTTCACTATTGCAAACACAAGCGTTGCTAACCTTGTTGCAACTATTAATAGTGCTGCACTTCCTGGCGTTAATGCAAAACTACTCAATGGTTACTTCAACTTATTTGCCAATGCGTTGGCAAGAAGTGATGGTAGCAATGCCGATGGTAAGATTGCTATTAGTAATTCAGCAGGTCAACCACTTACAAATCTTGGTATAACTGGCGGAACTTACTATGATGCAGCCCTAAGTTATGGTGCACACTATAGCGTACCTGCATGGAAAAGTACTGATAGTACTCCACGTCCAAGTGGCAGTATTTGGTTAAAAACTACTGCTGTAAATAGTGGTGCAAACTTCACTGTATATCGTTGGAACAGTGCTACAATGAATTGGGATGCTATTCCTGCGCCAGTTTATCAACATCGTCGTATTGCAACATACAATATTGATCCAACTCTTGGTGGTTTAGGTATTGCAACAGATACACTATTTGTGAAGTATGATATTCTTGGAAATAATACTGGTACATTTAAATTGCTACAATGGATGGGTACTGGTACGCCACTTACTGTAACAGGTACAGTATCAGCACCAACATTCACTGCAAATGATGCATTTACAATTCAGGTAACAACTCCTGGTAGCAGTGCACTAAGCAGCACTTATACAGTAACTTTAAGTGGTACTACTGCGGCAAGTTTTGTAAGCGATGTGTTAGCATTGAATATTCCATATTTGACTTGTACATTAACAAGCACAAATAATATTCAATTTGGTCATACAAATGCTGGTGATATTGTGTTTGTAAACACTACCAATACACCACTAACTACTGCTGGTATTACTACAAGTACAACTAATATATATGATGATGCTGGTAATGGTACTCTAACAGGAACTTATTGGCAGCCTGCTGAATACCTATATCAACAATCAACTGCACCAGTTGTTGCGCCAGATGATGGCACATTGTGGTATTATGAAACTCCACTTGAAGTAGATGTTATGATTAACAACGGTACTATTTGGAAAGGCTATAAGAACGTAACTAGCGATAGCCGTGGTTATAACCTAAGCAACACCGATCCACTTGGACCAATCATTAGCAGCAGCAAGCCAACTACACAAACCGATGGCACTGCACTTGTATACGGCGATTTGTGGGTTTCAACTGCTGATCTTGAAAATTATCCAACAATCTATCGTTGGCAGCGTTATAATGGCACTGACCAATGGATTCTTCTTGATAACACTGATAACACTACAGAAAGCGGTATCCTATTTGCTGATGCTCGTTGGGATACTAATGGTAAATCAGACCCTGCACTTGATGCAAAGCCAACTATTGTTAGTTTGTTAACAAGCGATTATGTTGATTTGGATGTTCTTAACCCACAACTATATCCACGTGGTATGATTCTATTCAATACTCGTCGTAGCAGTTACAATGTTAAACAATATATTTCAAGCAAGTTTAACAGTACAAACTATCCATTACAAACTCTTCCAGATGTTGCTGCAACTTGGAGCAGTGTAAGTGGTAAGAATGCTAATGGAACTCCATATATGGGTCGTAAGGCTGTTCGCAATGTTGTAGTAAGTGCTCTTAAACAAGCAGTAGACAACAGTACAACTGCTCGTGAAGATCAAATTAACTTCAATCTACTTGTATGCCCTGGTTATCCAGAACTTACTAGTAACCTAATAAGTCTAAACAATGATCGTCGTAATACTGGCTTTATTCTTGCTGATACTCCAATGGGTCTATCAAGCGATACTACTAGTGTAAACAATTATATCACTAATAGTGCAGGAGTAAGTTCCAGTGATGAAGAAGGTCTAGCAACAAGTGATAGTTATACTGCGGTATTCTATCCAGGTGCTGCTTATACCAATGCACTTGATGGTGTTGGACAGGTAGTTGTGCCAATCACTCACGCAATTCTACGCATGGTTATTAAGAGTGACCAAGCAAGTGCTCCATGGTTTGCTCCAGCGGGTGCTCTGCGTGGTAAGATTGATAACGTAACAAAGATTGGTTATGTTGATCGTGTAACTGGTAAGTTCTATAGTATTGGAACAAGCCAAGGTCTACGTGATCTATTGTATAGCAACAATGTTAACCCAGTTGCAGTGTTCCCAACAGAAGGTATCCTCAACTATGGTAACCACACTCGTCAGGCAACTGCTACTGCACTTGACCGTATCAACGTTGCTCGTTTGATTAACTATCTACGTTACAACCTTGAGCGTCTTGCTAAGCCATTGGTGTTCGAGCCAAATGATACTATTACTCGTAACGAAGCAACAAATGCAGTTGCTGGCTTGCTGAATAATATCGTTGCTCAACGTGGTATCTATGACTACCTAGTAGTTTGCGATACTACAAACAATACACCTGCTACCATTGACCGTAACGAATTGCATATTGATATTGCAATTGAACCAACAAAGGCTGTAGAGTTCATCTATATCCCTGTTCGTATCTTGAATACTGGTGCAATTGCTGGCACTGGTGCAGGTCTTGGTGGTCTAAGCAATAGTACTACAAGTCTAATGACTACTGCAACCATATAAGGTTGTTAAAATAATTAATAAAAAGCCGCTAGCAATAGCGGCTTTTTTTATACCCCCAATTAAAAGTGAGCAAAGTAATATAAATACTTCTATAGGAGAATCAGATGGCAGTTGCATCATTACTCAACATGACAGTTCCTGTTGCCAGTAATAGTGACCAGAGTGCAGGTAACCAAGGCTTATTAATGCCTTTGCTAAAGTATCGCTTTAGAGTTACATTTCTAAACTTTGGCGTTACTAGCCCAACTACAGAACTAACTAAACAGGTTATGAATTTCACACGTCCTAACCTAAACTTTAACCCAATCACTATTGACTTGTATAACAGTAAAATGTATCTACAAGGCAAACCAGAATGGCAAACTGTTAGCGTAGAACTACGTGACGATGCCAATGGTAGTGTGCGTCTACTTGTTGGTGAGCAATTGCAGAAGCAGTTTGACTTTGCTGAACAGGCAAGTGCAGTCAGTGGTATTGATTATAAGTTCATTACCCAGTTTGAAGCACTTGACGGCGGCAACGGTGCCAATGGTCCAACTACGCTTGAAACTTGGCAGTTGTATGGTTGCTTTATTCAAGAAGTTAACTATAATAACTTTGATTATCAAAGCAATGATCCAGCAACTATCAGCATGACATTGCGTTATGATAATGCGTTACAAGTACCAACAACTACAGGCGTTGGAAAGACAGTAACAAGAACTCGTGGGGCTAGTATCACTGGCTAAAGGTTAAACAATGGCTAGTTTACTTGGTTCCATCCTCAATAGTTTACTACACGGCGGCGAAGTGCATGATTATGCACACGCCGCCCAAGTTTTTCGCACCAACAATTTTAGCCGTGCTCCAAAATCCAAATATCTTTTTTATGTAAACTTTGTCCTTGCATCAGATGTGCCAAATTACATTGATGCCAGTGAAATTGGTTATCTTGTTAAAACAGTTGACCTTCCTAAGTTTACTATGGATGTAAAAGATTTAAATCAATATAATCGCCATGTTTATATTCAAGACAGAATTAAGTATGAGCCAGTTAATATAAAATTTCACGATGATAACAGTAATGGTCTTCGTGAACTATGGCAAAATTATTACAATTATTATTATGCTGATGGAAAATATGGGTTTAATGATTATCAATATGATGATCGTTATCAAGATCGTTTGCACAGTTCTTGGGGCTTAGATAATGGCAGTCTAACGCCGTTCTTTAGTGCAATTGAAATTTATAGTATGTTTGGTGGCGAAAGCAATAAGATTACACTAATGAATCCTGTGATTACAAGTTTTCAACATGATACTCATGATTATAGTGAAGGACAGGGCATAATGGAAGCTACTATGCAAGTTCGTTATAACGGTGTAACTTATGAACAAGGATACACAGGCGGTATACCTGGATTTAATGACAGTGCGTTCTATGATAATAATTTAAGTGGATTAAGTGGACAATATGGACGTGGTTATTATGTAAATCCAATAACTGGTGGGTTAGAACCACAAGGTCAAGATTTTTATAACCAATCACAATTGCGTCAACAAGCACGGGGCAGTTTTGGATTTGCTGATCAAACTAATCAATATTATCCATCAACCAATACTGGATTTAGTCAGCAAGAAATTGAAAGCATTATCAACAATAATGCAAGCAATCAAAATGGTGCAGATACAGTATTTCCATTAGCAAATACAATAAGTCCAAGTTTTTCACAAAATTCACCTGATAGACAACCTATCTTTAATCCTGATTCTGCAACTGGATTTATAAACCCTGATCAGCCAAGTTTATCACCTTCAACAGTTAATCCTTTTAGTGATGGCAGTTATCAAAGTGGTTTATGGAATCAAGGATATAGCATAGACCAAATTAACGGTGCTAGCAACTTTGTAGATACAGTTCCACAAACAACACTTGACCAATATGGATTTCAAAATACCATAACTGCACAAACCGTTATTGCTCAACAATATATTGATAATCCAACAAATGTTATTGGTGTTGGAACTATAAACTATGGACAACCAAATAGCATACCAAGCATGATTGATTTTAACAATCCAGCCGCTCCTGTTAATCCAATATATACTGGAGCAAGTTGGCAACAAACATTGTTAAGCAGTGGATATAGCACAAGTGACATTGCACTCGCTTCAACACAGATCGCACAACTTAATGTAGCACCAGGCACAGACCTAGTTCCTGTTGCAAAAAATTATATTGCTTACAGTAAAAATAACGTTGCATAAATATTTTCATGGCAAACATACCAAGCACGACCCAACCTACAGATACAAAAGTATTCTTTAATGGATATTTCAGTCAGCCAATGCAAGTTAGTGATGCTGTGTGGGGGCAAGTATATGGTTACTTCTATACATTAACAAATAGTAGCGATGCTGCTGGTGCTCTTGCACAAAGTGTTATAGCACTTACCTATAATAACAACCTTGAACCACTGACAGTATTGCAACAGTTTCAGGCAGCACCAAATAGTACAAATATAAAAGAATTGTTGATTAGTTTCTTTAACAGTGCAAAAGGTTCTACGAGTAAGTTAGGTTATAAGAGAAACAATGCAACTGCTCCACTAGTTTCTCGAAATATTATTGCATGAGTCTAAAGTATAGTCAAGGGCTGTTCACTCCTAAAAATCCAGAAAAGTATGCAGGTCGTGGCAGTATAAGATACCGCAGCAGTTGGGAATTAAAATTTATGACCTTTCTTGACACTCATCCAAGTGTTAAGAATTGGGCAAGTGAAAGCATCTCTATACCTTATGTTAATCCTGTTGTTGGTAAAACTAAAAGTTATGTTCCTGATTTTTTTGTAGTTTATGAAGATGTAAACAAAAATTTACATGCAGAACTTGTAGAAATTAAGCCTCATAAGGAAACAAGTTTAGAAGCCGCTGGTCGCAGTCAACGAACCCAAATACAAGCGGTTGTGAACCAAGCAAAGTGGAAAGCAGCAGCAGAATGGTGCCAACGTCAGCAAATACAGTTTAGAGTTATTACCGAACATGATATGTTTGCTGGTACCAAGAAGAAAAAACGATAATTAATAGTATGACAGAAAAATTAGAAAATCTTTTTAACTTACCATCGGCACAAAGCAAAGAGGTTGTAGAAGCCTTAGAGAACGCACACCAAATTGAAAGTTCATTGCCACAAGTAGCAGAAGATGCTCTGGACAAAGACCTTGACCAATTAGCAGATCAAGCAGTAGAGAGTTTTGAAAACTTACAATCGCTTGGAATGAATGTAGAAGCCAGGTTTGCAGCACCAATATTTGAAGCAAGTGCCAAAATGCTAACTGCAGCCGTTACTGCAAAATTAGGCAAGGTTCAGAAAAAGTTAAAGCAAACTGAAATTCTACTTAAGATGCAGAAGATGCAGCATGATATGAATAAGGATGCTGGCGGCGATGATTCTCTTAATGTTGAAGCACAAGTATTTGACCGTAACGAACTGTTATCTACATTTAGAAATAAAGATAAATAATAGTGTAGGTCACGGGTTGCCGCCCCACCTACTCTATGTTTATAAGGAACACAGCGCAATGGTATTTACCAGCACTAATCCGCCAAGCGGATATTATGTATATGCCTATATAAGAGCAAGTGACTTAACGCCTTATTATATCGGTAAGGGAACAGGAAAAAGAGTTTATGCTAGACATAATGGCATATCTGTTCCAAAAGATCAGTCTAAAATTATTATACTTGAACACAATTTAACTGAAATAGGTGCATTAGCAATAGAACGCCGCTTAATTCGTTGGTACGGTAGAAAAGATATTGAAACTGGTATATTATTAAATAAAACTGATGGCGGAGAAGGCGCAAGCGGTGGAAAGTTTAATGTAGGAAGAAAACATTCAGCAGAAACAAAAGCAAAGATTAGTGCGGCACATAAAGGAAAACCATCGTGGCACAAAGATAGAAAAAAATCACAAGAGTTTTGTGAAAAATTAAAAAAAGCAAATATTGGTAAGAAACATTCACCTGAAACATTAGAAAAATTATCTGCTGCAAAACAAGGTGAAAAACACAATATGTATGGTACTAAACAATCTGCTGAAACAATTGCAAAAAAAGTAACGACTAGAAAACAAAACGCAAAACCTTTATCAGATGAATCAAGAGCAAGAATATCTGCGGCACAAAAAGCACGATTTAATAAAAACTTTCCGAAAGCAATAAATACTTAATAAAAAAGGTTTAACAATGAAAACCCTAAGACAATATATTTCAGAAACCGAAAAGAAATATGGTTTCCGTGTTAAAATTGCAGAACAATTTTCCAAAGAACAAATGGAAAGTTTGCAAAAAGTATTAGCACGTTGGAATCTCGAAGCTATCAGTGAACCAAAGCACTTGCCAGTAAGCGAAGATCATACAGGATTCTTGCATCTTAAAGCAACAGATTTGTATATGATTGATTTAGTTGTTCAGTATCCAGCAACTCCTGCTGAGATTCAAGCAGCAATTCACGAGGCAACACAAGTATCACTGAGTAGAATTTTAGTTCTTACGCCAAACCAAGAAATTTTAGCAGCACCAATGGTTCCAGAAGCTGATGGTCAGGCAATTCTTGAGAAGAATTATCCAGAACAAAAAGCACCGCAGTTGCTTGCAGATTTAGCAAACGCTATTGCTTCAACTTCAATTGAATATCCTTTTGCAGTAAAGCCAACTGTAGGCAAAACTTCAAATGATTTTCCACAGAGCAACACTAGTCCTGTCGGAACAAGAAAAAATAAACTACCACCACTACCAAGCAGAGCAGGACAACGATAATGCAAATGATTGATGTAATAAAGAAATTACAAGAAATACAAGGACGCAGCCCAGAAGAACTTGGTCGTGCTATCAGTAGTGTTGCAAAGTTAAACACTATTACACCAACTGAGCAGAAGGTTGTTGAAACAAAGACAACAATGCCATCAACAAGCAATGGTTCTTATATGGTTGATGTTCTATCAAAGCTACGTGAACTTGAATCACGCAGTCCAGAAATGGCACATGCTATTCAGAATGCTACTAAAATGGGAGCACCTGTTGCAGAAGGCATTGAAATTAAGACAAGCGGCGATGATGCAATTCTAGCACAGATTCTTAAACTTGCTGGTATGGTAAATGGTGTTAACTCACCTGATATGGCTGGCGCACCTGGCGATGTACCTGGTGCTTCTCCAATGGGCGGCGGTATGCCAGAAATTCCAAGCGATCATGCAATGGTTCCTAGCGAACCAGTAGAACCTATGGGTCTTCCATCTGTAGGTGCAAATCTTCCAAGTATCGATGGCGGTCCTAGCATGGATATTGATATGAGCATGGATAGCGATTTGCCAATTGGTATGAGCGGTCCAGAGACAATTGAAGATGCAGCAGAGCGTCCTTATACCAATAGTCCACACGAAATGACTAAAGGTATTTCAGCAGCAGTGCCAAAAGCAATGGTATTCATCGTCCAAAGGCAACTTATCCAAAGGTTGCTGGCGGCGATAACCCAACACATGTAGCAGTAAGTTTTGACTAAGGAATCACAATGAACTTTCTAGATTATGTAGCACAAGTAGACAGAGCAATGAAGGCACCAGTTACTGGTGATGTTGTAAACATTGAACTTAACAGTGTTACAAGTGTTCTAGCAACAGTAGTTGAACACAGCGACAAGCATGTAACAATCGCACTTGACAATGCTGCTTGGAATTTACTAGATCGCAATCGTCTACTAAGTGAAGGCACGGCACAACAAATGGCAGAGTTTGTGTTGACATTTGAACGTGATGGCAGCAAGGTTCAAAAGAAGTTCCTTCATCAACCTCCAATGGAAGCTGCTGGCATTACTCCAGATTTTGTTCGTAACATTGCACCAGCAAATAAAATCAGTGAAACAATGAAAGAACAAGGTTACAAATTACGTCATGCAAGTGCAAGCCTTGTAGAAACAGACCAACTTCCAGAAAGCGAAGTAACAGTAATTGCACGTAATCCAAGTGCAACAGAAGCACGTGTTACATTTGAATGTAACTTCAAAAAGACTGATGCAAGTCGTAATAGATTATTTTTAGAAACAGTAGATTGCAGCACCAAGACCGATACTGCACAATACTGGAGTCTTCCTGTAAAAACGAGAGGCTAAGCCGATGCGAGCCAGCGAGTTTATAAGCGAAGGAAAAAAAGCAAAAACACACCGAGACCATGTATCAACCATGCCTGCTAGTATGGTTTATCCTGATATGGACCCAGGCTATGATTATTATCGTTTCATGAATATAGTTGCTGCTCATCCACATCACAAGGCACCGCATGACCACGAGCATTTTCGTGACCATCCATTTGTAAGTGCTTATAGTGATGAAGAAGTAGAAATGTTAAACAATAGCATCAAGGGTCTTGGTCATAAAACAAAGTGGCTTACCAAAACCAAAGGTGTTGAACCTAAATCTACCAATAAAGCAAGTCCAGTTCCACACAACAGTGGCAAGAGAAAGAAATGAGAGCAAGTGAATTTGTAAATGAAGCAAAAGATTATGCTGGTAGTAAGGGAATGTCTCAACAGGCTCTCACAACTATTCCTAATGCACATGTTTATCCTGAATTAGATAACAGCAGTGGTTATATGGCATATCGTTTTGGTGTTGCGCTTGCCGGTATGCCAGAAAAGAAAATGGCTAAGGCAAGTCCAACTGGTCTTAAGATGGTAACAATCAGTTATACACCAGCAGAAGAAGAAATTCTTAATGCAACAGCAGCATATTTTGGTACTCCAAAAGTTCAGTTAACACCAGAAGAAAGTAGCGAACCCGACTATGTAAATCCAATTAGTCCAGTTCCACATAATAGCGGTAAAACGAGAAAGAAAAATGGATAATCTTGCTCAACTTAAAATTCTTGCTGGTGTTAAGAAGCATACATTTACTGAAAATGAAGGCAGCAATATTAGTTTAACTGGTATGGAAAAACGTGCACTAGAAAAGAAAAATAATATTCAACCTGGTACACAGGAATGGTTCCAACTATGGTTTAGTCGTCCTTACCTTACTGGAGAAAAACCAGTATGAGAGCCAAAGAATTTATAACTGAACAAGAAGATTATGAAAAAGATTTTTCGGCTGACCACAAAGATTGGGAACCACGTGAAATACCTGGTGCTTTCGTAATTCCTGATGCCAGCGCAAACTTTTATAGAATGTATCGTTATGGCATTCTAATGGCTCGTAGTCCTGAACCACAGCCAGATGCGTATGATGACCAAACCGCACTTGGCGATAAATTGATTATTGCACCTTACAGTGATGGCGATATTGCAACAATGCAAGGTGCAAGTACAGCAAGTGGACACGCAGCAGTAAAATCACACAGCTATAATAATAAAGCTGAACATAGTGACGTAAATCGTGTTAGTCCAACTGCTAAGTTTGTTCCGACAAAACGTCCATCCCAACGTTAACCTACGTAATCTAACCAACTCTTATGCTTAATATTATAATTAAACTGTTTACGACGAGCAGTTAGCGTCCAGTAATCTGGTCTAAATGGCTCACGAATTGGCTTAATTAACTTATTGCCTTTGTTATGATTGCACTTCTTACATGATGTAGCACAGTTTTCCCAATTGGTTTTGCCACCCTTGCTAATAGGAATAACATGGTCAATGTTAAGGTCGTGCGGTTCAAAAGTCTCAGCACAATATTGACACTGAAATAAGTCACGAATATACAGATTCTGGCGGCTAAAGCGAATGCCTTTGCTGAAACTATGATAATCTTTGGTTATTGCAAGCGCAGGCACAAACATAGTCGTTGAAGGACTATGAATTTCCCAATCATCGTAGTATTCAAGAATCTTAATACGATCCATAAAATGTAGTTTAACGCTTTGTTGCCATGGTATAACACTTAGTGGTAACCATGAAAGTGGTTGATAGTTAGCGTTTAGAATCAGTGTGTCTGACATATAAGTTATTTACTTCTTGTTTGTGACAATTTAATAATACTACACATACAAAATATGTCAATAAATATTTGCATGGCTAAACCAATAGAGAATAATTTAACTAAAAAACCGCATAAACGTATGCAAATGACTCAAAAAGAGATCATTGAGTTTAGTTTATGTGCTGACCCTGACACTGGACCAGAATATTTTATTAGAAATTTCTTTTATATTCAGCATCCAACACGAGGGAAACTGCAGTTTGTTCCGTTTGACTATCAAGAAGAATTACTAACAAACTATCATAGTTTTAGATTTAGTATCAATATGCTTGGTCGTCAAATGGGTAAGACTACTATTGCCGCTGGTTATCTATTGTGGTATGCAATGTTCATTCCTGATAGTACTATTCTTGTGGCAAGTAACAAATATACTGGTGCACAAGAAATTATGCAACGTATTAGATACGCATATGAAAACTGTCCAGATCACATTCGTGCTGGTGTGGTTGATTATAATAAAGGTTCGCTTGGATTTGATAATGATAGTCGCATTGTAAGTGCCACCACCACTGAAACAACAGGTCGTGGTATGAGTATTTCACTGCTATACTGTGACGAAATGGCATTCGTTCGTCCTACTATTGCTAAAGAATTTTGGACATCTATTAGTCCTACGCTGTCAACGGGTGGTAAAGCAATTATTACATCTACCCCAAATAATGATGAAGATCAATTTGCAGATATTTGGAAAGAAGCCAATAAAAAGTTTGATTCTCATGGCAATGAAACACCATTGGGCAGAAATGGATTTAGCCCATATCTGGCAACATGGGATCGCCATCCAGAACGTGATCGTGATTGGGCAGAGCGTGAAATGAGCAGCGTTGGCATTGATCGTTTCCGCCGTGAGCATAATTGCGAGTTTATCATCTATGATGAAACACTTATTGCGCCAGGCATTCTTGTTGACTTGAATGGAATTGAACCTATTGAAAAACAAGGACAAGTTCGTTGGTATGAAAAACCACAACGCAATCATGTTTATATTGTAGCACTTGACCCAAGTCTTGGAACTGGTGGCGATCCTGCTGCTATTGAAGTGTATGATGCAACTACTATGCGTCAAGTAGCAGAGTGGCAACACAACCTTACTATTATTCAAAAACAAGTGCTAATTATGGCTGAAATCTGCAAGTATATTAAAGAAACAACAGGCAGTGCTGGTGATATCTATTACAGTGTAGAAAACAATACCATCGGTGAAGCAGCATTAAACGCAGTTGCTGATATTGGTGAAGAAAATATACCAGGCAGTTTCTTAAGTGAACCAAGTAATAGTGGTGGACGTAGGTTCCGTAAAGGTTTCAATACTACACCAAAGAGTAAGATTGCAGCCTGTTCTAAGTTCAAACTATGGATGGAAACAGGCAAGATTAAACTACATAGTAAGAGTTTAATAAGTGAACTTAAAACATTTGTTGCACATGGCGTAAGTTATGCAGGTAAAGTTGGTGAAACCGATGACCTTGTAATGGCAACGTTACTTGCAGTTCGTATGATTCTACATCTACGCATGTATGATAGTAGAATTAGTGATGGATTGGCTATGGAAGCTGCAGACATCATTCCACCAATGCCATTTGTAATGCTATAACGAGATAAATAATCCTATGAGTAATTTAAATCAGGCAGCAGAAGATTTATTTTTTAAATTGCGTAATCGTTTTCCTAAAATCAATTTAGGTGACGAGAACGGTAAAACTACTGTTGACCCAGAAAAAGGTAGATTTTTTAATTTTACGTATACTGATAAAGACAGTAAGCGTGAGTATGGCGATATTAGTTGTTCTTTGATTGATGGCAGTAGCCTTAAGGTATTCTTTGATACAGCAATTACTGAACGCATGTTGCCAGAAGATAAGAATTATTGGTATCAATTTTTGCGTGAATTGCGTCGTATGGCAAAAAGCCATATGCTGAACTTTGATGTTCGTGATATCACAAAAGACACATTGAGCCGCCGTGATTATGAATACATGATTAAACTTAACCCTGAGAAGAAGAAAATGAAAGAATCATTAGAAGAAAGCCGTGTTGTATGGCAACGTCGTGGCAAGATTAGTGAAGGCGATCTTAATAATGTTCGCATCCATGTTGTTCATAACGAAAAGATGTTAGAAAATCCAAACAACCGTTTGCTTAAAGTAGATCGTATCTATTGCGTAAATGAAGCAGGTGAAAAGTTCCTTCTTCCATTTAAAAGCGTTAGTGGCGCAAAGGCAATGGCAAATCACATTAGTCGTGGTGGCAATCCTTATGATTCTAATGGTCAGGTTATCTCTCGTGCAGTAAACGAAATGCGCAATCTCGGTCGTTTTGCGAGTGCTACTCGCAGTCGCACATTTGAAGCAGCAGAAGCAGGCAATGTTATCAAGGCTGCACAAGAAATGAAAGAAAGCATTAAGCGTCATCTTAATCGTTTAAGCAATAACAGCCGTTCATTTGCTGAAAGCCTAACAGCATTAAATGATTTCTTGAGTGAACAAAGCGACGATGTAACCGAAGTAAAAGGTTGGTTTACACAACAAACATATAATGAAAACCTAGACAATTATATTGCAAGTGCCGCTGGCGCATACAAAAAACTAAGAGAGAACGCTATGAATAAACTTGATGAAGTCAGTGGTGCAGTTGAAAAGAAAATTCTTGATCCTAACTTTAAGTTGGTCCTAAAAGCAGATAGCGGACTTGATAAACTTATGGTAACTCGCCAATATACCGATACAACTGCTCTACTAACTGCAGTGCTTGGTGATATTGCTAACCGTTTAATTGCAAAGGATGGAGATGATGTTGCTAACTTTGCTGCACTTATGGGTGACCTTGTAAGCAGTGAAGGTGAAGCATTTGGTCAACGCAGCGAACCAGAATATAACCGTGATAAGAAACTTGCTATTGTTCTTGCACAAAAGTATATGAAAGACTTAGGCAAAATTCATAAGAACCCAGAGTATGCTGGTGAAGTTCGTAAAGAACCTAATGCTCGCCCAAGCGATCTTCGCAAGGTCAAGAGTGCTGGAGATGAGTTTGAAGAAAGCATTATGGGTCTTGGTGAAAGCCCAATGAGTCAACCAGTGCAAATTAATGGTAAGCAAGTTGATGTTGATTCATTGGAAGTTGTTATTCCTGATACATCAGATTACCCAGATTTCAGCGATGCTTATTTTAGTGCTGGTTTATATACCGATGGCACGCCTATTGATGACCAAACCCTTGAAGACTTAGGTAGAACTCACGGTGATTTGCTACATATGACAGCACATGACCAAGTTCAAGGCATGTATGATGAAAGTGCTGTTAGTGAAGAAGAAGTAGAAGAAAGCGGACTTCAATATTATACTGGTAAAAAGAAGTATGGCAAAGATGGCATGGCTGCACTTGCAAAAGCAGGTCGTGAAGGCGCAAGTCAAGAAGAACTTGGCAAGATTAAAGACAAGTATATGAAAGAAGAAGACATTGATGAAGCAGATATGACTCGTCGTGGATTTCTTGGAGCATTGGGTGCAGGATTAGGTGCTGCCGCTCTTGGCTCTATTGCTGGTTCATCAAACGCCAAGGCTGACAATGCGATTGATCCAAAGGGACCAGATAGAAAAAAAGAATTGGTTCAACTAATTAAAACTGGAAAAATAGCAAGCTATGATGATTATGTAAATTGGGCATTTAGTAAAGCAGTAGAAGATGCTCCCATTCTTAAAAAAGGTGTCAAAGATGCAACCGATCAGGAGATCAAAAATACAGTCATTCATTTTGTAACATCTAGCCTAAATTTACCTAATTATAGTAAAATTTCAAACCAATTAGCACACAGTGGTACAACCACTTTTGATTGGAGTAATCCACCAACGCAAATTCGTCAAGTAATCCAAAGTTATCTTACAAATATGAAAGCAAATGAGAGTGCAGTAAATGAAGAACCAAACGAAGGCAATGAGTTTAGTGGTGCATTAGCTGCAGCAAAGGCTAGTGGCAAGAAAGAATTTAAAGTAGATGGCAAAACCTATCCAGTTAAGGAAGGCGATGCAAGCGAACCAGAACATCCAGATGCTGATGCTGATGACAAGCGTTGGGATGATCAAGAAGACGTAAAAGAAAATAAACCAAAGGGAACCCCAATGAAAAACAAAAATATTGAAGAAATGCGTAAATT